ACAAGAGCTTGATCTGCATCACCATCATCTGCTGGCATTGTTAAAGTATAGTTAGCAGAAATAGTTGCTGGAGCTTGAATCGCTAAATAGTTTGAACTATCTGAATCCGCTAATCTTAAATCACCTTGAGCACCAATTTGTACGTTTGATCCATCCCAAGTTAAATTTGCAGAACCACCAAAATCAGTTCCACCTGAGTTAAATTGAATTTGTGTATCAGATCCACCTGGAGGTGAAGCTAAAGTAATTTCATTTATGTTAGTTCCATCTGAATATAAAAATTTAAATCCAGTTGTTGTAAAGTTTACTCCTGTTCCAGATGCAGTTTTAAATGTAACTGTTTGAGAACCAGTTGTTGCATTTTCTACAATGTATAATTTTTCTACTGAGTCTGGTACAGTTACAGTTGATGTACCTGTTAGTGCACCTGTTAATTTGATTACAATATTTCTTGCAACAGATGTTGAAGTTGATCCGTCTGTAATTGTTAAAGCTGTTGTACCACCATCAGTTACTGCTTGCGCTACATAACCTGCAATAGCTTGTTGTATAATATCTAAGTTTGTATTTGTTTTAGTTCCCCATGTACCAGCGTTTTCGCCAGTTGCCATTAGTTCTATACCTAGTTCATTGTAGGTTGATGCCATAAATTTTATCTCCTATGCAGCGTCAGTATAACTTGTATTATCTCCAGTTGCAACATTAGAATAGTTCGTATTCGAACCTGTTGATACTCCGTTATAATCTGTATTTGAGCCAGTGTCAACATCCTCATAATGCAGTATAAATGGTGCTGTCAAACCACTAGTTATTTCGAAACTATCTAGTCCTACAATCTGATCATCTAGGTCTATAGAACCTACATTTGAACCAAATTGTACTCCTGTCAGACCTACTACTTGATCTGCTACTTCTAAATCTCCAACAGATGATGTTATTTCTTGACCATCTAAAGTAACTACAGATGAACCTAATCCAACAAGTGTTCCTAAGCTAAACTCTGATTCTTGACCTTGTAATGTTACAGCATTATTTGGTGCAATAGCTGTTCCTTGTTCAGAGGTTATCTCTAAACCAGTTGGTTCTACAACTGTTATAACATCTACTGTAGGTGTACCTAAAGCTGATGTAAATTCTACTCCACTTAATGATACGTCTTCATTTGGTGCTACAGCTGTACCTTGTTCAACTGTAAATTCTTGACCTGTCAGACCCATAACTTGATCTGCAGGTGTAATGACACCTAATGCACTTGCAATTTCTTGACCTGATAGTTCAACACTTACTCCTATTTCAGTTGTAAGTGATCCAACATTTCCTGTAAACGAAACACCTGAAGGTAAAACATCTGCATTAGCAGTAATTGTTGGTGATCCAACATTAGATACAAATTGATTACCAACTAAATCAACTACACCTGTACCAGTGACAGTTACTGATCCAACGTTTGAAGATATTGATTGACCTGTTAATGTAACAGTTTCGTCTGCTAGATTTCCCCACTCACCAGCACCATAAGTTTTAGCACCCCAACCTGTAGCAAGAGTTTCGTCTTCACCCCAGTAGGCTTGGCCCCAGGTAAATCGACCCCATCCCGACATGGGTTACTCCTATGCCAATCTTAGGATAGCGTTACTTGCGTCTGCTGTAGGAAATTGGATTGTGAAAGTTCCGTTAGTTGCAGTCTTGTCACCACCAAATGCGATTACACAAACTGCATCAGTAGTTCCTGAACCACCATCTGTTGTTGTGTTGTAAATTAAAGCACCGTTTGCAGTGAAAGAAGCTGATGTATAAGAAACGTCAGCGAAGTCTGTGAATGCAGTTGTACCTGATAAAGATACACCAGAATTAGTTAATGTAGCACCACCTGCAACGTAAGCAGATCCTGCATCATTTGTAATTTCATTTGTTGTTGAATAGTCAGTTGTTGAAGCACCTAAAGTTGCAGAGCTTGTATACAATGCAATTTTAAAAGTGTCTCCACCTGATGAATCAAAATCGTGTTTACCTTGTAAAAGTTCTTGTTTAAAACTTGAACAAACTGCTGATGTAATTGCCATAATTTATGTCTCCTATGGGTTTGCTGAAGGTACTGGTATTCTAACTGTACCATCTGAGTAGTCGTCTCTTTTACGTCTACCTAGTTGCTCTGCAGCAAACTTCTCTAGTTCTTGTTTATACTTATTTTCGTATAGTGTCAACATATCTATTGGACCTTTTAAATATCCATATGCTTCCACTAAACATGCATATAATAAGCCATTACCGAAATATTGACTTATATAAGTCGTTGTATTTGAGCTTGATAATCCATCAGGGATAGCTTCATAGTGAATCTTAAAAGTATATGTATTATCTGGAGCAGGAGCTAAAAATAATCTACCTGATGTAGTATCAGTTACACCAGTTGCTCCACCAAACATAGCATAATATTTTGGTTGACCTCTAGATGTTGATTCGGTTGATGGTACATATTCTTGTAGATAAGATTCATCTTTCTTTTCTAACCATCTATTATTCCCTGTAGATGCAGATGTAGAATCATAAACTTGTACACCTTTTACAAATAAAGTTTTTGCAGGAACGTTAATTGTATTTTGACCTGTAACTAAGTTACCAATTGATTGTTTTTTATATGCATCAATGGGTGCATCTCTTAAAATTCTGAGTTCAGCATTTTCTATAAATTGATCTGTAATAGTTGAAGTTAATACATTTGTATCTACTTCTGTATAATTAGATATTGCTGTTGTTAATGTTGCGTATGTAAATCCTGCCATTATGGTGTTAATGTTACCGGCCCTGCCGTTAAGAACATTCCTCCTGCTGTTTCTGTTACTGTAGCATTTGATCCACAATCAAATGTGTAACTATTATTATCTACTTTAGTTATACTAAATCCTGATGAATTTTCAAATATTGTAAATGCTAATCCTCCTGGACTTCCTTCTACATTTCTAAAAACTACTGTATCTGATGTACTTCTACCGTGATTTGGTTCTGTAACGGTAACTGTTGAAGATCCAGAAGTTAAAGAAAAAGGATCTCCAGGTAGCATGTTTTGTGTAGCTGGCTCAGTTCTTGCTGGTCTAGCATTCTCTAATCCTTGTGGATCTCCTGTAAATCTAGTCGGCTCTAATTGTGGTTGTTTAGCTTCGAATTCTGAAACATGCACCAGGGAGCCATTCCATTCTCTAACCATTTCTTTATATGGAAACTCCATACCAGATCTGTCTGAGATAGCTTTTGCATATTTTCCACTAGATAATTTAGACATTTGGATAATAAGTTTTCGGTGTTATGAACGAACTAGAAGAAGAACCATCTTCTTGTAGCGCTCTGTTTAATTCATCTTCATATAAAAGTTTCATTTGTTGTGTCATCTGTGGAGCAAATTTTTGTGATAAATAAAATGCTAAACCTGAACACATACAAGGAACGAATCTATATGGTACGTCCGTTGCGTTTGTATAATCACCTACGTCTTGTATTCTTTTTACATAATAGTAATTGATTGTGTTTCCAGCTTCTGAAGAACCTGGAGTTAAGTATAAAGTAATAGTTACCTTATCAATAAATCTTTGAACAAAATATTGTGTAGGTTGACCTGTAGAAGTTTTGTTTGATAAAGCTTGATATGTAGATCTGTTTATTTTTGTTAAAGGTGTATCAACATTTGATGAATTTCTGTAAGCTGCTTCTAATATATCATCAACACCATAAATAGCTGTAGCATCTGATGTACCATCAGATGTTGATCTAAACATTGTATATTCAGATTGACCATTAACTAATGTTAATGAATTATTTGCAACTTCCCAATAATGAAGACCACGATTAGCCCACTCTTGAAACATGATATTCAAAGATCTTCTGGCCATTCTTAATTGATTACCAGAAACACCCTGTCTACCAATTCGTTCGTAAGCTTCTTCTATGATTTCATCAATAGCAAAAGTTTTGTCGAATGTAGTTGTACCAGAGGTAGTATTCGCCATTTAACCTCCTATTTGTCTATAAGAACAGTAGCAGAAATATCAGCTCCAATTGCAGATGTTGTCATTCCATCTTCAAACAACACACCATCTTCTGGAATGTTGAAAGCAAATACATCACCAGCTGGACAGCTTGTTAAAAACTGAGTTACTCCACCTGATTGCAAAGTTATAGATTGAGTAGTTGTACCATCGTTTTCTAAAATGATTCCTCTTAATCTAGTTCTTCCTGCAAATACAGATCCAGTTGCTGTTACTCTTACTGCTTTTACGTCACCTTTAGCCATAATTATTTTCCTTAATTAAAATTAATGCGGGGCCGAAGCCCCACAAATTATTTATTATGATGCAGAAATATTTGCTAGTGTGTCAACTCTTTTCCAGTTTGTACCATCTGAAAAAGCATACACAGCAGAGCCTGCAGCACCATCTTGTACATAAACTAATACACCTTCGTTATCAGCTGCTTCTAAATTATTAGTACCATCAGTGATAGTATTAGAATCAGTTACAGTGTATGGAGTTTTACCACCCTGTTGAGTGTCTCCTGCGTTTACATTTGGTCCACCAATGAAACCGTTTAATGCAGTTACTGGACCTTTAAATGTAGTGTTTGCCATAATGTTATCCTCCTAATTACGTTTACATAGTCTTTAGGCCGTCGACTATACTACGTCTATGTAAACTTATTTTGTATAGTTGTTATTTTATATACTAGATTTTAATAGAGTGCAAGAGAGCCTGTAATGTGGAGTGGATTTTTTCCAACGATGTAGCTTTTTATTAAGTAGCTACAGAAACTTGTGGAGCAATGGCATCAACTTTATTTTTAAGGTGAGCTTCTTTGGCTTCAGCCTTTTTTATATGTTGAACGATCTTTTTGACTTGGTCGTCGATCCTTACCATATTCAAAGTATATCTACCTTGATTAAGATGCTCTTGCTTCCATTTTAGGTCCAGACTCTCCTTCTGATTGTAGAGTTCCTGGATATGCGTTTGCATCGTCATTTATAACCTCCTCATAGGTTATTCTGTTTATCTCGTCGCTATAAGTAGCTCCAAGATACTCCCATTTTATACTATTTTCTCCTAGTTTGTCAACTATGGATTGTTCGAGGGAAATAGGATCGTCGTTGGATTCGACTTGGAATTTTGCGTGATGATCGTGTGCCCAAATGTTTACTGTGAATTTTTTCATGGTTTTGCCTTTCTATAGGTTAATTGTGGCGGAACTTTGTCCCGCCACAAAAATTAGATATTAAGCACCTGGTGATGCAAAGATACCTCTGAAGTCAGATACGCCGAAGCTGTATCTTTCTCTAGCTTTGTATCTTACGTTACCAGTATCGAAATCACCTTCCATCGCTGTTTTGATAGGAGATCTTTCGAAATACTTCATGCCGTTAGGTACATCAGTAATGATGTAGAACGCATCTGTATCAGTTAAGAAGTTATTAACTCTGTAACCTTGTGGGATCATTCCCATAGACACGATTGCATTTACATCGTTATCTGCTGTTCCTACTCTACCTTGAGATTTCATTAATCTCTCAGCTGTGAACTGAAGCTCAGAAGGGATAATCATTTTAACACCTCTTGCAGCAATTTTCAGACCTCTTTCGTCTGTCATTGCAGCGATGTCAATTAATGACTGCTCTAATGATGTTTCGTTCAAGTCTGCTGCTGTAGCTAACGTGTTAGATACAGTTCCAGAAACAGTCGGGTGTGCAGTGTTGAATAAAGTTACACCGTCACCTGAGTTGAAGCTTCCAGATGGTAGACCGTTAATTAACGGGTTAACAGCTTTTACTTGTTTTGTATTCGCCATAGATCTAGCTAATGCTTTAGTATATCTACTAGCAAGTCTGTCATACAAGTTGTCCTCAATTGCTTCTTCAGTTATCGCAAAAGCAAGAGCTACAGTTTCGTGACTGTATCTCGCAGTGTAAGTCTCTTGAGCATTGTCAAAAGTTACACCTGATCCTTCTGGTTTAACTTGAGCTTGAGCAAAACCTGATAACATTACTTCTTCTTCAAACGCTCTGTCTGAAGATTCTGTAGAGTATATCTCAGCATGCTGATTCTCATAACGTTTATACTCCAGGCCGAATAGGGCATTCAAACCTGGCTCTAGTTCTTTAACTAGTTGTCCTCTTGATATCGCCATAGTTATTTACTCCTTATTAGATACCTGCGGTTTGTTTCAAGAAGTGTTCGTTGATAGAAACTACTAAGTTAGTGTTAGCTGAACCTAGTTCGTTATTATCAGGATCTCTTGATACACCGATTATTTTTAGTTGTGCAGTAGTTGAAGCCATAGTTCCAGATATTTCTACACCTGAAACATAGTTTGGTGAACTACCCGCCGCGTACACGATATCTGCACAGTTACCAATATTAGTTTGTGCAGGTGTACCAGCTGATTGTATTTCAAACCTTTCATACGGGTCATCAGATACGAATCCAACAATGTCAGTTGCAGTGTTAGAAGCATCTAAGTGATTCGCATAAGTAGGCTTGCTTGATGTTGCGTCAGTGAAAAATACACCGCCTAGTGATCCTAGTAACACATCGCTAGCAGCAGCTACAGTAATTGTACCTGTAGCAGCCATCTCAACTGGATCATTAAAGTAGATCGCAGATGCAGATGCAGCGATTGAGTATTCAGATAAACCAGCAGCGTCTCTATTCTGACCAACTTTTCCGATCGGTTTTAAACCGAAAGCAGCATCTTTATTTGCCATAGTTGTGTCCTCCTTTAGACATTTGTTAGTTTATCCTTTGATGGAAAAGAATTCTGTTAGGATTTCTTTGAGCCACCGAAGGTTACACGTGACTGTCTATCAATATTGATAGGCATGTCGGGGTGCTGTTCCTTCATGAGATCAGAATCAACCGCTTTAACTTTGTCATCATGCATTTTTGCATAATACTCATTACGCGATTTTGCGATCTCAACCGGTACCCTTGCCAGCACAAGGCCACCAACTCCGATTACTCCCTTGTATTTACCATCTTCAACAACTGGGTAGTCTGAGTCAGGGTATTCATCTGATCTTACTAATTCATATCCAGATCTTAATCGACCTTGAATATTCTTAGAATCATTGAACCCTAATGATTCAGCCCGTAGCCATCTGTGTTGAAATCCTGTTGGCGCAGGGGGTGCATCTAAAGATGATGGTGGAGACCAGACTTTAGGTTTAGAAGTTTTCTCTCTAGTCTGACTCGCACGAGAAGTTCTTTTGTCATTATTATTTTCCATATGCTTATACCTCCTTCGTGATTTTTAATTGTTTCGCATATTCTTCAAGTGGCACTCCTAATTTTTTAGCGATTGCTACCTGTGATGAAGTGAGTCTCACAGTGTTTCTGCGACCAGTATTTGTGCTTCGCTTCGCTGAAGCTACTTGTTGCACCGGTTTGGTCGTATTTTCTCCCGTATCGGCATTATTACCGAATTTGTTAGGAAATTCAAGTCTTATTCTTTTATCTATTTCAGAATAATACTCGTCACTCTGTGGGTCATAACCTTCGTCTTCTGTCAGCTTCTTATGTAGGTCAAATGCAGTATAAGTCATTGCATTATCTTGACCAAACCAAGAATTTTTAGCTGCCCAAGCTTCTGCTTTAGGGTCTGGCTTTTGTTCTGGCTGAGCTGGCTGTCGATTTAGGTTAAACTCAGGTTCTGGTTTTTTGTTCTTATTGAACTCTTCCTGAGCTGCTTTAGTCTCAGTAAGTTTAGCTTTTTTATAACCAAGTTCAGATATAGCAGTTAAAGCTTCTGATTCTGCTGCTAGGTCATTTGCTTCTCTAGCTGCAGCTAGTTTTGCTTGTGCTGCTTGTAGACCTGAAGTGATACTATCTTCTGTAGACTGCAGGTATCCTGGTTCAAGCTTCGAGATTTTAGCTTCAGCTGCTTTTTTTGCTTTTATCTGTGATTCAGCATAAACAAGAGCTTCTTCTTTTTGTCTCTCTGCTTCTCTCCACTTCTTAGTTAATTTAGCTATTCTTCTTTGTACTCCTTCAGAGTACTCTTTCAATTCGTCTTTATCTTCTTTCTTCTCTGCTTGATCTTCTGCTTTATCAAGTTTCGTTTCTCTTTCATTTTCGAAAGTCTTATCCTCCGCAACGGGCTCCACTGGTTCAGTACTGCTCGTCTCAGTTGATTCAACTGTTTCTGTGTCAGATGATTGTTCCTCTGGTAAATTTACCTCAGTATCAGGTCCAGAAGTATCAATGTCAACTGTTTTTTCGTCTTCTTGCATAGTTATCTCCTTCTATGTTTAATATTGATGAAGTATATCTTCCGGTTTATCGATGGTTGCTAAAACTTCATCATCGTTTAGCAATCTTACCTCGCCACCGTCTATCTGGATTCTAGATCCAGCATATCTTGCAAAAATTACCCAATCGCCTTTTTTACACCAAGGCCCTTCAGGGAATTTTTCTTTGTCATAACAATGTGGACCCATGGCAAGTACAAGACCACAAGTAGATCCTACTTGTTGTCTCTCTAAAGTATCTTGTCCAAGATATAATCCACCTTTAGTTTTTTCTGGCATTTTAAATGGCAGAACAACTAATCTCCATCCAGTTGGTTTAGGTAATTTATCTGATTCTTTTGTTTTTAAACGTTCGTAACCATCTACTTCTTTTTGGTTAGTGGCTGCATTTTGTTTTTCGTATTTGTCTAATAATGCAGACTTAACTTTCTGGTCGTCTGATGTCGACGACGTTCTCTGGTCTTTCAACTTCATTTTTTGGCTCCTTTGGTTGTAGCAGGTTAGAGATTTCCTGATCTATTTTTTGGTAGGCATGTGCCTGTCCCATCAAATATCTATATTTTTCCATATTGTCAACCCCTCCAGACATCATTGTCTGTGCGATAGATTGATAAGCATCTTTTACATGCTTTTTAATTTTACTTATTACTACTAGTTCTTCGTCTAGAATCATTTATCTTTCTCCTTTTCTTTAATAGTTTTACTCTTGTATTCCAGCACCATTCTGTAGCTTTGATAACATAAGTTTCCACATATGCTACTACATCGTCTACTAGTGCAAAAAATTTATAGAATATTTTATCTAGCATTTCCATCTTCTTCTAGCCTGACGTAGTCTAGAATTAGGATCTTTTGCTGCTTTTGGAAATTTTTTCATTTGACCTGCGCTTCTTGCACAGTACGACTTACGTCGATTTGCAGCTTTTGATCCTGGTTTCACTTTACCAGTCACGGCTGTTTTTAGTTTAGAACCGGGATTTTCTCTTCTATATCGGGCGACCCCAGCTTTTGTCATCCCTGCTCCAGACTTTGTAGATCTGAAATATTTTTTAGTTTTAGGTGGTTGCTTATCTTGTTTTCTCATTATGCAAATGTTTTTACGTTAGTTGGTTTAGGTCCTTTATTACTTGCTTGTCTTTTTCGTTTGACAGCACTCGCCTTTTGCGACTTTGTCATTCGTGTGGCTTTTGCAAGTGGGACGCATTTTGGATATTTCCTCTTGCTTCCTTTGCTTCTCCCGCAAGGTTGATACTTGCCGTTCTTCTTCGGAGCTCCAATGTCTACCCATTTCTCTGATACCCATTTTCTTAAACC